ATAAGGTACTTGAAGTGTTTGTAGTACTGACTGTAAAGAAATAATTTTAATTAAACTGGAAAAAATTCTTTGATTGTGATCACTGTAAGTATAGTAGCCTTTAAATAGGGCATTGGTATTGTCTGCTGGAGTTTGTCCTAAGTATGATACCCCAAAGACCCAGTCTTTTTGAATTAGATCCTTACTCGATTGATCGGGTACAAATTGACTTTGATATAATGATGTAAATTCTGTAGTGGGAAATGATTCTGCCACTCGATCAATTTTAAAGTCCATGCGGTTATGTTCGGCCCACATAATAACTACAAGGTCATACGATCTTTCTGCAAGTTCGGCTATAGTACTATCAGCAATATAAGTATTGCCAGCGCCAGCCATGGATAAGTTGATTAAATCATGTCCAGTTGACTGTTGAAGATAGTAAGGCCAAGTTCCTTCGCCGTGACTTACTGAACTTCCATTTACTAATATTTTCATTCAAAGTTAATTTTTCTTAGATCGGGATATTTAACCTGCTGTACTCCGCCAGTGATGCTACTAAGTTTATTCAGGCCCTCTACGCATAGTTCCAGGGTAGGGCAATAGTGGTATCCTTCGCCAATGCTTTCCTGTGTCTCCCAGGGTGTAATATGTAGATCTCTACCATCACTACGCATACGACTCAACTCTCGATATTCCCATTCTTTATCTAATAAGATAGCACCCACTTTGCCTAACTCTAAGGTCTTACCATTACCAAAACTCAGACATTGTTTTTGTCCTGCACGATACATATTGGGTTCAAACCTGCGGGCACTATCCCAGATGTTAGTGTGGCCAAACGAATATTCTCCAATCGAACTCCAATAGTCGGGTCTTAATTCGTAGTGTACACCTAATTGACGCATCAGTTGCGGAATACTAAGATAGGTAAATGCTGTAAACTCTGTATAGGTAATACGATCTAACCTAAAACAAAGTTCAATGGCATGAGTGCATCCATCGGTAACCACTACATAGGGTGCACCGGTGTATTCAGCTAATGCTGCCTCAAATTCAAATAGTTTATTGTAGGTCATTTGTGTACCACATATAGGCTGTATCAATGATAGTGGCTATATCACTGTACTTAGGTTCCCAGCCAAATGCTTCTTTAACTTCGTCGGCATCGGCAATTAATTCTGCAGGATCACCGGGACGCTTAGGGCCAAAGTTTACAAAAGGCAAGCCGTATTTTTTAAAAACATAGTCTACGATTTGTTTATTACTGGTTCCTTGCTTGGTTCCAAGGTTGAATACGTGAGCACCAGCCTGTGGATAATCTTCAAGCATATAGTCTGCACCCATTACGTGTGCTCGAGCAATATCCCATACATGTATATAGTCACGTATACAGGTTCCGTCTTCGGTTTCAAAATCGCCGCCATTGATAGTAATAGCACGACCGGCAATGCTGGCTTCTAATGCACGAGCCACTAAGTGTGTGGCGTCGAGTTCTTGACCTAAGTCGTGTGTAAATGGCTCTGCACCTGCAGCATTAAAGTAACGAAAACACATACTGGTCAACCCGTAGGCAGTAAAATAGTCTGACAAAATACGTTCTGTCATTGCCTTGGTATTGCCATAAGGGCTAATAGGCTTGATATCGTCATATTCTTTGCAAGGCAATACGTCTGGCTCGCCATAGACCGATGCACTTGAGCTAAACATAATAACCGGTTGCTTGGGCATGTTTTTAATTACGTTCAACATGGCAATAGTTTTAACAATATTATTTTCATAATATTCTGCTGGATCTTTTATGCTCGGGCCCACAAGACTTGTACCAGCACAGTGGACAATAACATCTGGAGCCATATCATATATAGTGGCTAAACTGGCTTCGCTGACAAAATCATCAATAAGAAACCCATCAATTCCTTTTAGCGTATGTTCTCGGCGAACTCGATCAATAATAGTTACTTGATCGCCTGCTTGTTTAAATGCTCGTGCAACGTGGCTACCAATATAACCACACCCGCCTGTAACAATAATTTTTTTATTCATTGTATTTCTTTGTAAAAATATGAACCAGCCATAATATGCCTAAGTTTAACATATAATAGATGATTAATACAACCGCAATTTTCTCGGTTAGGGTCATAGGTAATCTTTACTTTTTAAAAATGGTATGATTACCTGTTGTGTAAATGCTCGATGTTGATCTGAGCTTGGGTGTATGTCGTAGCTATCTTCGGGATAGGGAATACCCGAATGATTCTTAACCCAATCATACTCACCGCCTACATCAATCCATTGATCAAAATCAATTTGTTCGTATAAATGTCGTACATCTTCACGAACGTTTACAAGATCTTTTGGCAATACCTGTGCAGTATACGTGGTCATTATATATGGAATACCGTGCAGTTTTAAAAACCATTGAGTTCTTAATATATGTTCTATGGTATAGATTAAAGATCCAGTTTGGTCATGAAACGTGCCGTAGTATTGTCGTGCATAATCATTTTTCCAATTCCAGTTTAGTATTACCCAATTTCCGGCAGCTGGATCTTTGGTTACTTTGATAGGATTATCTAACCAGTTGTCTATGTTGGTCTTGAACCCTGGGTCTTTGACCATGTAAAAATCATGACGATCATGGCCAGACCACATGATACATACAAGTAGATCTTCTGGCCGATGTGTTTTAAGTAATTCGGAAACTCGATAAATTATGTGACGGCTAATTAAACCGTTACCTTGGCTACTGACGCCAGTATGTACATAATTAAATTTGGGATATGCTTGACTTAAATGGCTTGGCCAAGTATCATTCCATGGGTTTACAGTACTAAAACTACACCCACCAGTTACTACGGTTTTAGGCATCGCGCTTTTTTAATTTTTGTTTTAGGTCCCACAACTCGCCTCGCAATTTAGTTTCTAAAGATCGATATTGTTGGACTTCAGTCAGTAATGATTGATTCAATGCAAGTTGGTACTCGTACTCTTTTCGTTCTTTATCGGTCATTTCAAGTTGCTTAACAACTTCTTTGGGTGCAGAAGTACGTCCTGCTAAAAAAGAAACAATGCCAACAACAAGGTAGAGTACGATGTCCATGTTAGTATTTGCTCTCGTGTGTATGCTTACGATAGTCTGTTGACATACGACGCCACTGTTCGCCCTTGCCTTCTAAAATATCTACAATACGATCAATGGTTCCATCTGTCCAGTCGCTGATCTTGCCTTGATTAGCGTGTGGTTTGCGAATTAACTTTTCTAATTTGTTAATAGCATCTTCTAACGACCAAGGAACGTAAAGTCTGTCGTGGTCGTTAGCAAAAGTTTCAGGGAAACTGCGATAAGCAGGATATAAAACATTCGCTCCAAGCGTATCCGCTTCTGATACAGTATTGGAGACCCAGTCTTGTAAAGCGCAATTAAACAATACACGAGTATCGTTAAGCAAATTATAGTAATCATTTTTTTCTAAGTCCTCGTATATGGTTAATAAACCACGTGCCTGTAGGTCACGTGTACGAGCCATATAACTATCATTGTTGGATTTAAGTCGAGCACCACTAAACAAGGCAAATTCTAAACGCTGGCCAGGGTGACGCTCTGCCCATAGTTCTGCCAAGTCCATAAAAAAGTCTGGTTGCTTTTCTTGATCCCACCGTGCAGCAAAACCTACACGGAATGCTCGTTGATTAAATGGCTTCAATTCGCCTGCGACTCTTGCACGGACTTCATCTTTGCCGAACGCCAGTCCGGAGATGTTGTATATAGGGGCTTCCCAGCCAGCAATTTTCATGTGCATCGCCATTTCTTCGTTTGATGCTAAAACAATATCAGCGAAACTATCCACCATTTTTTCATAAAGTCCCATCCACTTTTGCATACCCCATACATGAACAAAATCATCTGGGTCAATAGTCTGTGCAAGGCAACGAACAGCAATAGTGGGACGCATAGCAGGATCGACTTGATCCATAATATAAGGGAGGCTCTCGATACCTGGTTGAAACATATCTTCAAAGTAGACAACATCTTCATTAGTAACTTCTCCTGCTTTCATCTTTTTAACAAGCGTCATTAGTTGACTCATACCAAAGTAAGTACGACCGTGTGCGTCTAATACTTGCCCTGTTACGATTGCTTGATCATTACTGAGTGTTTCGCCAGTGACTAATTCGTAGTCAATGCCACGACGTTTGAATACCCGTTCATTCCAGTCTTGTAACTGTAGTGTATAACGTGCTTTATAGGGCTCTAAACCCATGTACCATAACTTCCTCATTCTTCTACCTTATTAATTGAATGAAAACTCATAAACGGAATTTTATAGATTGAATACTGTAGGGCTTCGCTTATGCTTGCAAAGCACTTTACTATTAATTCCTGACCTGTACTATAATATCTTAACTTATACATTTTTCTTAAACTCTTTTACGTCTTTGATGGCAGAACGCAAAGTTTCTGAATAATTAAGTGCCTGTTGTTCAGACATAATAATACTTGCTTCGTATTCAATATAACCTTTGATCAGTAAATGCCAAATCATTTGCCAGCGATTTAAATTCCACCAACGAGTTTTTTGTCGAGTATAGGTAGTAACAATAACACCCGCATCTTCTGCTTCTACCCAGACATTATGTTCGCAATCAGACCCACAACACTGGCAGGCAACATTATAGGACTTAGAATTGCCCCATTCGTGTTGTTTTAAAATACCTTCCGCCGGTGGTTGTGGTGCCAATTTCATTATCGTTGTTTCCAGTTATTGTTACGATCGCGTGGTTTAAAGTCACGCTTTTCTTTTGGATAAGGCGACCAATTATCCTTAGGATGTTTGCCTGCCTTGACTCGTTGCATTTCTCCCCAGGGAGTTTTTTCGTTATATAAATGATTTTCGTCATAAACATAACCCTGCTTCTTACAAAACTCTAAGTACTCGTCGAGTTCGTCGAACAGATTGGATACTTCGGGCTTCATGCGAAGATACTTGCTAAGCCAGACTGGTTGGCCCATATTATACTACTCCTTTAAATAACGATTGATTGACTTGGACGGGTGAGGTTGTAAGTAATTGAGCATCCGTTTTCACCGTCCTCGGATACTTCAATGGTAACTGCACGTCCAGGATAGCGACCGGCAATCTGCAGATATAAATCATCGGCAATCATTTCACATGATTTCCAATCTAACTCTAAAACGGAATTTTGACTGTTATACAACGCAAGGAGCCATCGCTTGAACTGGATGAACTCGATGTCCCTGTCATTGTGGAACACATCGATTGACACCCTGAAATGAAATATATGGCGATGAGGATTAGCCAAAAACGATACATCATATTCTCCTGCTGTATTTAATGCTGGATCTGTAGCAGCGGCAGGATAGCAATGGATACCTTCTCGTTGAAATGTAACCCAGATTTGACGTTGTGCGGCCTGCTGGATACGATCAATTGTTTCTCTTTGTTCTTGATTCATAAATTAAATGTATTAATGCGTTGTTGTATATAATCTGCTATTACTGGACCATTGGCAATGTGATAATGAAATCTTGTTTCTTCCGTAGTTCCTAAATTATAAATTGAAAAGTCTTTAAAGTCAATCCTATTCTTGTTCGAAAGCCACGCAATATTGGATTCCATATTACCAAAATAAAGTGCTTCTGTATAAATTAAAAATGGTATACGACTATTTACTAACCTATGACAGGCATCGCTAATAATCCACGAATCCATTTGCCGTTTAACTTGATCATCATATAAATGTGCAACATACTGTTTCAATGCCGCAGTTTGTTCGTCTGGTATGTTGTATAAATTTGGACGAGTTAAGTTGTTAATGCTTTCACTTATTATTGTGGGATCGGTTAAAAACTTGTTTAGACTACTTAAATCCGGGTGTGGGCTGTATTTAATATTCGATAGTCCGCGTTTGAAATCAAATGTCTGTGCGGATATAGGTAATTCAATTCGGTCTGGGGTAGTTGTAGATGCCAATACAAAATCTGCACCTAATTCAATTGCTCGATTGATTTGTAATGCTATAGCAAAATTACTACAACCTCCACGTGCTAAACTCAATAAGTTCCAGCCCAAACGTTCAGCTAATATTTCGGGAAAACTTTGTCCGGGAAATCGTAATTCTGAACTAAACCAACTGTCGCCACATACCGCTAAGGTTTTCATCTAACAATTTCATCTTGTGTGTATTTAGACCAATCCGTAAACTTAGTACGGTCCTGTAGTTCATGTAAACTGTGACACCAAACACCGGGGTTGGTTGCTTTAAAATCTCGGTCATCAATTTTAAGTGTAGCGTTATAGCCAAACTGTTTGATATAAGGTAGCTTAACTGAGATCATTGGAATAAAGTTATCAAACTCTACTAATGCTGACTCTAATAGTCCTTCGGCCTGCTGAACATCAATGTCAAGAGTACACAGGCATCCGTGTTCTAAACAGTCTTGAATCATCGATTCCCAATCACGCCAGCCATCGCCGTCATTGGTATCTAACCGAGGAAAACTTTGATTAGCACCAAAGTAAATATGCTCACAGTCATTATTGGCAAATGTTTGCAATACAATCTGCGGATCCTGTACACCTACTACAAATAGTGTACGCTTACCAAATGCAGGAGTATGTTCTACTTCTGTGCCTATAAAAAATAAGATATCTTCGTGTCCGGGTCTGTTCATGGAGTTACTGTTGTTTATTATTGATGTTGTATTTTAGCAATTTCGTCTTTCAGATGCAACCGTTGTTTTTTCAAAACTTCAATATTGGCATCTTCGAATACTCCGGTACTTTCTAAACCGTCTATTTTTTTATCCAGTTTAGCGTGTTCTTCTAATAGGTGTTTCAAATGATTTTCTTGATGTGGTGTCATCTTATTCTCCAAATAGTTCAGGGTTTAATACAGGTTTTGGTTGTTCTTTTTTTACAGGCTTGTCTTTAGATAAGTTGCCTTCTATAGTAACAAGTTTAGCAGCCATTGTACGTGCATTCTTGGCCTTCTTACCTTTGAAGCCACGTGTACCTACAATTTCCATCCAATAGTTATCATATTGTTCAATGATAGCTTCGGCTGTAGCACGGTCTGGTGCAGCAAAAATACTTTCTACAATGTCTTCAAACAATTCGTGGCTTGGTGCTGTGTAACGCATCATAGCAGGATGTTCACCTGCGTCAAATCTACGATTAGCTTCTTGTACAGCAGTAATATGCATCCAAACATTATGTCCCATTAACAATGCGTAACTAAAGCTATCCCAACTTGTGCGACCTTCTTTACCTACTTTATTTAGGTCTCCGGGTTTATAGATACAAATGTCCTTCATTTGTAACATATCGCTCAGTGGGCTATCTTCCCATCTGGGGTATACACCATCGGCTACAACTCCATCGCTCCACTTGCGAGTATCGGTAGCATACTTTTTATCATCGGCGCTGGGAGCCATGCGATATGACCATTTGCCGTCGTGTTCAAATACGTTTTCAAAATAGACCTGCCCGTTAGCAGTTGCTAAAAATGGACTGGCACAATCAAAACTAATTGTAAAATTAGGATTAACATACCGACGCACAGCACGTTGAATAACAGTAAGTAATACCGCATACTCTAATTTTGACGTGCCCAAGAAGTGCATCCAATCATGAACACCTTCTTTGAGTAATCCATCGTAGCGTAAGGCAACCAAGCGTTTTAAAATTAAGTGTACATCACTCATGTTCTGACCACCCATGGCCCAACCATCAAAGTGCGTGTCTGGATATTTCGCAGGATCACAATAGTCTTTCATGATCTGATACCAGTTCTCAGCGTTTTCGTGATTGTCGCCCTGCAGAACGTTTAGAATACGTGTACCGCCTGCCTTTACACCTTTACGATGTTGCATGAAGTATTCATTATTATACTTGGTAGCATCAATAGCTTCTTGTAGTGTACTAATTTGGCAAGCGGCACTGGCTTTCTTATCGTGGATAACCCAAGTTGGAATATCCAGTGTCATGCAGTAGTTACTGATATTGTCTAACCAATTTAATACAGCCTTGCGTTTAGCTTCAGCTTTTTCACAACCTGAATTGGCACGCCAATCTCCTTCCCATAACCCTTTGGCAATCTGGAATCCACCAGAGTCACCTAAGATTAGTGTGTTGGGATCTCGATTGCGTACCATGTCCTCTGACCAGTCTTGTTTATTTAGGTCGAGGTTTGCGTGGCCGCCGGAGTAAAGCGACCACTTATATGGGAACAGAGCTTTTTGGTCATTTAGCCAATTCATCTGTTCCATATCTGTCAAGCCCTGCGGAAAACGTGCAGGGTCTACATATTCTTCATTACGTTGCTTGCCTACAAAGGTAGCATAGAAACCACTAATAGCCGGAAGAAATATGGCATAGTCGTTTTGTTTTGCTGTTAAGTTATCTTGAGCCATAATATTTTACTGAGTCCATTAATCTGTAATCTGCTTCGTAATAGTTTTTAATTTGTGTAAGGTATTTAGATTTTTCTAATTCGTTCTTAAAAATTTCTTGAAACTTTTTTCGTTCGGGGCTGCTATCGCTGACGTGTTGAAACTCATATTTGTGATAGCGATTGGGCATTCCTTGTTCGTCCAGATAGGTGCTGAAATCTTCTCTGTAGTATTGATCGCATCTAAAAAATACACACCTATCAGTATCTAACCCATGCAAGAATTTTACTTGTTGTTCTGCATGATCGTCAAAACATATTCTATCAAAAACTAAATCAAACACATCGGAATTCCAAGTATCAAAATTAGTATGATACAAAGTAAAGTATTCTGCTATGCCACTTAACCAACGTTCCACAGGATCACGTAAGACTACTATAGCAGTAATATCCAATTGGCTATCGTGATAATTGTCCTCGGTCCATTTCCAATCAAGTAAATTAGGTTTGGTCCAAGAGCTGGCATTTTTAGGTACATTAACATACATAAGATCACGGCCGGGACTGACCATACATTGTCCCAACCTGTGACCTTTAACAGTCCATGCGTCTAAAAAACCTGCGTCTACTATCACTTAGTTTGTGCTGGAATAATATAAGAATAATCTGCAATGCCTGAATCAACGGTAATCATCGCAGCACCTTCGTCGCTGATCTTAAGAGTCTTATCGCCGGGCAAGCTCAAAATACTAATTACAGCTGCCACAGGCCAAGACCAATTTTTATTTAATGTTCCACTAACGCCAGCTTGGAATGTAAAGTTACCTGCGTGACTGGAAGCATCACCAAAGTAAAAGTTTAGGTTACCATTTTCAGTTTTTGCTGTAAATGTATTTTCTTCTGAGTTAGCGTTTGCTTGGAATTTAAGTCTTTGAATGTTAGCGGCAGTTGGAACAATGTCCACTCCCCACTTAACACCTTTGAATTTAACAGTTTTTAATTTGTCTGTAATTACTTCTGCTGACATAAAGCGATAATCATTTTTAAAGTCGCCTGCTTTATTTTGGAAATGTACACCACTTGGTACATCTTCGCCTGCACTATTTTTTTGTTTATTAATACTGATAGCAGCATCTTCTTTATATTCTGGAATACCAAGAATAGTGTTTAGCTTGCCCAAGTTAGGCATACCAAATGTGCCAACAAAGTCTGGGTGTGCCGATTTGAATTTTGCTTCAACGATAACTGATTTGTCTTCAGCAATACTGTTAATAAGGGTATCGCTGGCAGTACCGGTGATCTTTACCAGATCAATAATGCCCAAGCCATGAGTGTGTTGTACGATATCTTGTAAGTGGTCTTTCATAAGTTTCTCCTGTGTTTATTAGTATACGTGATTGTATTTAGATTTGTCAATTGGTTTGATTATTTTAATCGCTCTTTTACTGCCTGTTTTAATTGGTCCGGTTGCATGCCATAACGAACTGTATCTGGTGTGCCTATGCCTAACTCTATAGCCATGTCTCTTAGTTCATCCAAACTTAATGCTTCTACATTGACTTTTAATGCTTGATCCGGTACTTGGCCTAACAATGGATGTTCTACAACTGGTGTTGATATACTGCTTGGTTTATGTCTTATTTTGCCCAATACCTGATGTGCTTTGATTGTTTTTAACTCACCTGGTCGTTTTAATTCTAACCAATTTATATGACTACTAAATCCCGATTGTTCAAGTACTTCAAAGCCAAATGATTCAGCCAGCGGAATTAAAAAGCTACGTGGCATATATGTTTGTCCCATGCCCTCAGCTAACCCAGCACCCTGTGGAGTATCACCGTCATTATATGTGAATAAAAACGAACCGCCGGGTCGTAGTAAATCAAATATTTGCCGTAGATAGATTTTCATGGTATCCATACTAACGTAGTTAAAATACCCCCAACTAAAAACAAACGCAAACTGTCCGGCGGGCAACATACTAAGATCGTGATTTACTAATTGATATTTTCTCAATCTTTTTTGATAAGCTTCATTAAATTTATTGTTAGTAAATTCAAGAAATTCTCTAAATTGATCTACAATATACAATGGATCGGATGATGTAAGATATTGAGTCCATTCTCCGTCACGACATCCAATTTCCAATGAAGGATATAACCAACTTGTACGTTGAAATAATTTTTCTCGAATAATATTATTTTTATCTTGTTGCCCCGGCATTGATAATTTTCTGTGAGTGCGAACATAGTCAACAGAGTCGGGCTTTTTCTCTAACTCATAATTATTAGCAAATAGTCTATGTGTAGTTTCTTCAATTTGAGAATTGATTTGTCCAAGATAATTTTTAAATTCGTTGGATGGTTTTCTAACCGACTCAATTACATTATCGTAATGGTTAATAAGAGAATTAATGTATTCTTCTTGTTCATTATTAAGTTTTAAATCGTAGGTTTTGATTTTTGCCAAGTTTTGGCGTAGCTCAGTTAATGTGCCAATTGAAGGTTCAACATTCAGTGCATTCAGCAATGATGTTTTTAGAGTGACAAGATCATATAGTCCCATATATTACTCGAAGCTGAATAAACTATCAAATGTTGTTTTAATATCTGTGCTTTCAGCAATACGCCATTCCAGCACACCCAATAAGTTTTCTACTTTTTGATCTACAATGCCCATTTCCATAGCATCTTGATCAAACGGCAAATCTTTAAACCACTGTGGAATATGTGTTTCGTCTGTTGGGTAACCCACGCTTGTATACCCCAAAGGATTATCTTTGAGCTTGCATACAATAGTTTTCATACCATCTACAATACTGGTACTGTAGTTGTCACCGTGCATACGTTTTAGACTATTCCAATTCATCGCGGCACGAACGTGTCCGGGCATGTTAGCTTTACCTAATCGTTGTTCTTCGGCTGTGTACTTGGTTAAATTGTTTACACGTTTAGGTGTACCCTTTTCCCAAGCTGGACGTTCGGTGAACAGCAGTTTAAAGTCACGTACTTTGTCAATTACAGTTTGACGTACATCGCCTGTGCCGGTCAACACAATCATTAAGATTTCACTTAAGAAATCCTGTACTACCTTGGGAGTGTCTGAACGTTTCAGATCCAAACCCATGGCCTTGACTTTACCCGGCTTGCCGTGTGTATCCAGACGTACACCTTCCATGTCGTAAATTAATACAGCATATCGTTTTTTCTTAATGAATAGACCTTTTGAAGCTACAAGTTCTCGACCACCTTTGATAATACTACCCATCTCACGTGGACAATGACAAGCACGTTCCATAAACGCAGGGAATGAATCATTTACTGCTTCAGCAATAGTATCGTATAGTTGTACACAGATTTCTCTGTTCCATTCCATACGACCTGCGGCTACTTCTTCTTTGAGCGCCGGCCACGCACTAAAGTATACCGAGTCCGTGTCACCGTAGATAATACTTGTGCCGACGTGATCATAAGAGCCCGTAATTGCCTCGTTAACCGTGGCGTCCATGTGTTTGGCAATGATACGGCCAGTGAGCGTTGTGCTCTGGCCAATACGCTGGTCGAAGAACCTGCACCCCGGATTGAGGATCGCGCCGTAGAGTGAATTAAGATTAATTTTTTTGACGAGTTGTCTTTTGTCCCAGAACGCAGTTTCTTCTGGAGTGGTTGCGGCCTTTTTCTTGGCCTGCATTTCTTTTCGTTCGGCATACCATCTTTCCAATAATCCAGGGATAATACCCTTTGTGTCATACTTAAATATTGTACCATTGGCACTCAAGGTCCAGGGTTGGCGACTATCGAATATCATACGCCAAACATCGGCTGCTGAGTGTACAGTACTGTTGCCACCTTCCCAGTCTATGGTTATTTCAGTACCGGGTTCCATGTTCATAACAGCATTGTATTCTAATGTGCCAAACATATTTTCCCAGGCATCGGCAAAACTACTGCCACTGGTTTGTTTTTCTTTAATGTAATGATCAGTCATTGTTGGGCGGAGTTGCCCAACAATCGTTTCCGGTCCCATGTTAAGGGCTCTAATAGCCGAGGGATAGAGCGAGTTAATGTCAATGGCACCGATGTATTCGTGAACCCCTCTTTTGGGGTAAGCAACATAGGCACCTGCCGCTTGCGTGTCTCCTTGATCATCTCTACTTCTCCGGTTTGGTGCAACCATTCCACGAGCATGTGCTTCGTTAATGATTGCCTGTTCTGTAACAGCCACAGCACCCATTGTTGTAGGCAACAAAACAGTATTGTCATGTGCAAGTTCGTTAGCCAAATCTAAGAAACGTAATTTCTTATCTAACTTGGCCAACAATGCAGTATCTTGACGATTATAGTCAATAAACTTTTCAAACTCTTTGTTGTATAGTTGATCTAAGGTACCTTCATAAGCGACCTTACTACCCACTTCCTCGTATTCGCCGATAGCATCCAAACTGTAGCTATGACGTTCTTCGTATGTATACTTGCGGTACAGTTGCATATAGTCCATATGCACTCGTCCAATTAAATCAAATGTTAAATTTTCTGCACCAAAGCGTTCAAAAGTGCGTTGTTTGGGATATTGGCCCCACAGGCATAAACGACGTGTATCATCTTTTGATAACACACGATTGATACGCATGGTGGTATAGGGAATATCAAAACCCTCCGAGTTCCAGCCTGACATGATGTCTGCATCTTGTATTAGGTCTAAGAACGTGTCTAACATGTCTGCTTCGCGTTCAAATAAGAAACAGTTATCAAACTTGTTGCAAATTTCTTCGGCGGTTGCCCATGAGTAACTCTTAGGTGGCACAACAAGAGTAACCATTTTGTCAAGCCAATCCATGTAGACTGAAATACTGGTAATAGGATTAAATGGATCTTCGGGTTTTGAATAGCCACGTTCGGGGTCGAAGTCGACCTCAATATCGAAAAAGGCTGTGTGTAATTTTGGTGAATCCGCACCAAGATAGTTTTCTTCCAAGCAACGGAAGATGGGATTGATATCCGATTCCCATAAGCGTTTGTTAGAATTGATTCGCAGTTCTTTGTGGAATTCTTTTGAATTGCGTGTGGTAAAACGACTTACTGGTGTGCCGTAAATTGTTTGAAATTTGCCGCGAGGGTCGTCGTAATACATGGTATAATTGGCCGGATATTCTTTGTATACCCGCTCGCCATTTACACGTTCTACTACATGAATACGATCTTTGTCTCTATCAAATAGAGCATCTATGTAACTCAATATATTCTCCTATGCCACTTTGAGCTGGCACTACTCTGCTTGTTCTTAAGTGAACGACTCTTAGTAATATTTACTCCTACTATTGTAACAGTTAAATATTCATATGTCAAATTATTCAAGATTTATTGCCTATGGTTCAAGTCCGATTACAGGAAACGAATTGCCTGCTGCAGATCGTAGTTTAGCATTTACAGCATTAATTGCCAAGCATTTAGGTATAGAATATCTATGTAATGGGAAACCTGTAACCAGCAATCACAAAATTACTCGAAAAATAACTGAATTCGACTATCAACCAAGAGACTTTGTTTTTGTATTATGGACAGCGGCCAACCGATACGAAGTACCAGCGGAAACTGGCTGGACTGGATTTACTGTAAACAGCCGTGCCGAATCGGGAATCGTTCGCGAATGGATCGATGGACCGGGGCAATATGAGTATACAGAAATTTGCTACACCTTAGAAGCTATGTTAATAGCACAGACATTTTTAAGTCAAAAAAATATACCCTATGTGTTTTCTATAGATAATGATGCTTTTATCAACAGCTATCTATTTAATAATCCAACAGGGTATATCGAGAGTTTAAAAAATTTAATTTCCTGGAATCGCTTTTATTTGTTCGACGATTCAGGTTTTATTGATTGGTCAAGAAAAAACAATTATCCATTTACTGGAACACATGCTGGTGTAGAAGCACATGCCGCAGCAAGCGATCATGCAATCACTAAGTGGTCAGGAGCATTCTTGCAAGACCAATACAATCAATAGTAATTAAAAAAGCATAGTTGGCCAATAAGCCAAAGCTACCACGTGTCCAACAAGTCCAGGCCGCAGCACAACATCCTGAAATGAATATTGCGTATAGTGGAACTACAGGAATAGTTGGAACCGTACAGGCAAATATAATGGCACTGACTACGCTACAGGCCCAACTAAACAACTCAGCACAGAAACGCAACGGCCATTCTTGGAAGTCGCGTCGAATGTAGTTTACAGTACCATTGAATATTTCTATCAAAGCGTTTTACCTACTGTTTCTAAAATGGTGTTTAAGTCCTCGTGATCTTGATTAGTTTCACCTAACTTAGATTTTTGAGCGATCTTGATTGCTTTTTTTAGGATTGCTGGTTTAATTTCTAACTCTTCAGCAATGGCTTTTACAGTATCGCTAAGTCCGGCATTGAGGTCTTCGATCTCTTGTAGCACAGCCATACCTTCGTTGATAATTTGGGTGAGTTTGGCTTTTTGTTCGCCGCTAAACATACGTGATGACATATAGTCTCCTAATTGAAAAATGTATTATATACTACTTAGTTTAATAAAGCAAGAGGATTTTGGAATTATTGCTCACTTTTTGAACATCGCGTGGGGCACGACTCCCAAATGTTCAAGGCCAGCAGCCGGCCACACCAAACCGTAACTAAACGGTCCTAAGGGGTGTTCTTTTGAGTAGGAAATTTGGTAGCACTGGGTTTGGCTGGATTGTATTGATAATTACAAGCCGGATTCAACCAAGCTACTATACGATCTTCGATAGTCTCTAATTCTTTTTTTAGTACCGCCCGATCACCATGCTGTGCCACAGTGGTAATAGGATAAAATCTTAACTGTACGTCTTTTAAATCTTCAATGCCATATCCAGCGGCTGCAAACTTATCAGCAAACTGTTTCCAGTTGTGCATCTGTGCCGCCGATGTACATTGATCTAACAATTTTTGTATATGTTTATGCCAACGTGCTGTAAAGTTATCTGCGGCAGCAATGCCTACATAGAAATAACCCCAGTCTGGATGTTTCCAGACATATATACCGCTTTTGCGAGTCTCAGCTGGACGATCAGGACGAAGTCGAATAGTTAACCCCGGACGACCGTCTCGTTGTTGAACTAATGCATAGATGTCGTAGAAATTATAAGTTACACTACGACCAAGCTGTATTTCGTCTATTCTCATTTGAACCTATTAACCGGCATTCAATAAAGCATCTAACTGTGCTCGAGCTTCTAAGTAATTAGCAGCAGTAATGTTATAAGTTTGTCCGTTGATTGTAAATGTAAATGTTTGCATTTTTCTTCCTTTTATTTTGCACTTGCTACAAAGCGAAGGTCTCTTGATATAGAGCCTAATTCTTTTTTCATATGTGGACCGGCCTTTTTAACTTCGCTACGACTAACATGAGTATCGGGTTCATCTTTTGTTGTTACATTAACACCCTTGTCTGTTCGTGTATCAAAGCCGTGTATATTAATTTTTTTACCAAAACGTTTTTCTAACTCTTGCCATACGCGATAGCCACCTTCGCTTTGCTTGTTATCCGACACCAAGGTTAGTCCACGATTAATAACAAGGAAGGCATATAAGTCTGCAGCACGGACACGATTCTTGGGACCAGAGTATAGTCCCATAACAACAAAACTGTCGGGATTTTCTGGATACTGTTTACCTGTTGTAGCTAATTGACAGATTCTTGTGTTGGTATCAAACACATAGTAAGTTATATCCCATCGAGATTTCCAAGACCATAGTTGAAAGCCATCTCCCATTTCAGCCACTAAGTTGCCTAAGTAATGGCTTTCGTCACCTTTGGGAATAGGACGACCATCATTGGGCATAACATCTAAATGTTGGCGTTTACTTTTAGCAACTGTAGGGACCATCGTTATCTCGTTTACACGTTTAATACCAACATAGGCCTTGATAGTAGGAATACCCAGGGCTTTTGCTACATTAGCTCTATGGTAACCATCTAAGATAAATCCATCACCAATGACAATAGGAGGTGCTTTACTAAAGTCCATTGTTTTATATTGTTCTACTTTAGACGAATCTAACTTAGGCAAATCTGTCTTAATAGAATTTACAGGAATATCTTTTAATTCAAATCCTGTAAAAGTATTAGTAATATAATCAGTATAATCACTATGTAAATTTGAATCGTGATATTTGCGAATATAACCAATGATATCTTCTGTAGAAACAGATTGATTTTCCATAATACCGGTAGCACGACGTAAACGTAGATCAAAGTCTCGATCACTTTCATAGTTTTGAATATACTGTTCATAATAACGCCGTGCTTGTTCGGGAGTATCAGCTTCAAAACGATCTACTATCTGTGTGGCGCCTGCAGGACGATCAGCGTGATAGATTTCGTAACCTTTGTTAAGACGATCGCGCACACGAGCCATATGATCCATTCTATTACTAACCTGTTGATCGGCACGGGCAAGATAGTTACGTCTTAACTCATCGCTAATTTCAAACAAATCTGGATCAAACTCGTCGGCACTGATAAAAAACACATGACCTGTGGGCAAGTGTGTAATCTGCACAGCATCATCTTCTGACTCAACCTGGCTGATCGCATAACCCAAAGATTTTAATGTAGCGGCAATACGATCCTGTTTGTCAGGGTCGGCAGCATTCCACCAGCGATTGGCCAACTCTAATACATAGTCAGGCTCATTGCCATCATTGTCGCGATCTGCGGTAGGGGCAAATTCTGTTATATCTCTTTTTAAAAAACAATCTGCAACTTCTTTACAGATATTTTTTAGTTGTTCGTTTTGTGTTTCAACACACTCATAGTTATTGTGTACATGTGTATCCTGGGTAGGATCTAAGTATCCACAATAGACTTTACGTATATTCAAATCGTTCATTAGTTCACTACAACTAATACCATGACGATCAGACATTGGTTCTACGCAAGGACTTAGTGTTGTTACTACCATTGATCCTTCTGGTAATGGTCCATTGGCTTGTTCGTAGTTTCGCACAGCATCGCGTTCAGCGTGTACACGTTTGCCGTTGTTGATAATGTGATTAATGCCTGTAGCTCGACGACCCATTGGGTCAACAACGCAAGCAGCTACAAGACCGTAGTGTTCAGGGTTTTTCTTTTGGGCAGAGAATAGCATATCGCATAACTCGACAAGTATCTTATCCAACTTGTGGTAGTTGTCAGACCGGGCTGTAAGGATTTCGTGGAGTGTCATAGCCGTCGTCTTCGGGATATACTGGGTAGTCGTTCATTAGCAATTCCAACGACGACGAGCTTTACAAATGGCCTTGTCTGGAGTTTTAGCACACGAAATATTGTGCATCTTCATCTGGCCCTTTGAACGTGAACAATAGCTCTTACGACGCTTACTTGCTTTGCTACCCTTCTTTAACTTTGAAGGTTTAGTAGTTACAGCGGTTTTTAATTTTGAGCCAGGATGCTCACGACGATAGGCCTTGACAGCTTTCTTACTCATGCCATCTGTCTTGTCTTTTTTATTGACTTTTTGCCAATCTTCTGTAACAGGTGTTGTGGTTGCAAATACGTATAACTCGTCATCAGTTAATGATTCTAAATCTTCCCAAACTATTTCTGCGTCAACACCATTGCGTTCAGCTATATCTTCAACA